TCCCTTGCTGCTAAAGATTTCTTCACTTTTTCAGACCCTGTTCTGGAAAAGTCACTCAGAGACACTTCTTCTGGGGGACATAGAAGGCTGCTCACTGTGAGTTGTGAATACTTTTCAGCATCGACACTACCTGAGATCCTCAGAAACAAATTCGCAGCCCCTCCTGACAGGAGTGTGGTTATCGGTTCTATGACAGGAAAACCTCCGAATTCGACTGGCTTGTAGTATTGGTCAGACTTGGCGAAATCCCATCTTAGCCACTGTTCTGTGTGCAAAGTCAGATTGAGGACCGATACAATCACACTTCCCATGTAAGATCCTCCACTGGATAGGTAATTCGCAGCTGAACTGAGAGCACTGAGATAATCTTCAATGTGGTTGACTCCCATTCCTATGTCCACTTTTGCAATCCTTTGCTTAAGTGAGGGAACAGCCATCTTGCCTCTTTTTGCAAAGTACGAATTAAGTTCGCCAATGTGGAAGTTGAAGGCTGATTTTGGACCACTCCTCACAATATTGAATAGGTTTCCCACTCTCAATCCCAGACAATGAGCGATTTTGACAGACTCAACCCTATCCACTCCGAATGGGATAAACTGAGTGCAAAGAGCATCGTCTGACGTTGTCAAAAACTTTTGGATGATCCTGGGGTCAACATGTCCCATAATGTCTGCCTGAGACTTGACTTTCAACACATGCATTTTCGATGACATATCCTGATAGATGCCCTGACACATAGTCTCTCCATGGACCACTTCGTAAATCTTGTTCTTCACGGATGGGAGAGCATAACTCAGGAAGTTATTGATAGCGATGGATCTAGAGAAAGTCACATCCTTTTTCTCTATGAGATCAATGAGAGATTCTGGAAATTTCGCCCTTTTGTCCATGGTCAGGTCAAAGACTCTGAGGGCCAGTCTGAACAAGCCAGGGTCTGAAGCCAGCATAGGGAAAAGTGCATCAGCAAAGAAATTGACATTATGATTAGGACCCCATCTCTTTTGATCAGAGTTGTCATAACTGAATGTGCCCTTCCTGGTGGATTTGGGATTGAAAGTCTCTTCCAAAGTGTCCTCTATGATCTTGTCCTTGTTTGGATTGTTCACGATGTCAATGTCTGATACATGAGTGGCAATCTCTCTGCTGATTGTTTCAACTAGTAGAGCCCCAATCCTGAACTGGAAGTTTAAGACACTGATTTCGCGATGGCCTTTCTGATCTTTTTGATTGACCCTGAACCTGTAGACTACTGTTCCATCAGTGAACTGGTCCATCACACAAGAAAGAATTGTGAAAGAAGATCGGTCTGCGGCTATCTTGTCCATGAAATTGGCAGCTGACATAATGCTACTGTTCACATTTTGGGGTCTGCATCCGCTTTTCCTCATCATTGCCTCGAGCACAGATGAAGCAGCTCTGATTCCTTGCCTTTTCCCCTCAGACGGACCTTCTGCCATACTTCCTCTCATGGTGCAAGCATCAATGGGAGCCTTGTTCAGTTTGCTGTAGATCGAGTCTATAGTGCTGGAAGACACATCCACATGCATAGCAGAGGAGCCTGTGATGTACACACTGGAACCGCAGTACCTTTTGGACTTAACAGCAGCTAGGCTCATGCAAAACTTGACCTCTTCTTCAATCATGCTTGATGAGTGAATGTATTGCACTGCAGATGCCATGTCTTCTCTGAAGATTGATGTGAAAAAGGGACTGAGACCGGACACAGCATTGTGGTCTTCATCAATTCGGCGTTTGTAAATGTCTCTCTCCTCCATGAGACCATTGTAACAGATAGCCTCAGAAATTTCATGGAATGCTCTGAATTTATTGTAGATGTTACAAACATACATGGAAGAGATTGACTGAGAGAAACTCTTTGATGCAAACATTGTGTGCGGGAAAGCCACAGCCAGTTCTTTGTTGTCTTTGTCTTCAATTGTGGCGAGGCACCCCCTTGTTGATATGGAACTCAAAGCTGCTGCCAGTTTGAACATCCTCATCAAATACACAATCTCCCAAGCATGCCTTGTCCTCATGAAAGTGACTTTTGACACAATCTCGGCAGCAGATCCGCCATAACCAATGGATGACATGTAGAAATACCGCACCTGTTCGGATGCCTGAGCGAATTGATCTCTGTTGATCAATACTGTGAACAAGGAGTCTGAGAGAACCTGAGAAACAACACCATTTGAAACCCTTCCTGAGTCCATGTTGTTTTCAAGTTCCCAAGTCGCAAGTGAAACCCAAAGGTACGGGACTCTTAGACCGTACGCAAGCTGATTTCCGTCCATTGAATAGAATGAAGTTGCTACTATCCCTTCTGAACTGACACTACTAGCCCTTGTGTGATTGTTGTTGACTGGCCTTTCAGATTTGTATATCACGGAATAGCAGCAACGCTTGAAGGAATCCAGAGTCGATGCCATTTTGGTCACAGTGACGGAGCAGTAAGGCCCATTGACTCCTACATAGTATGTGTCTTCGGAAGGAGATGTCTTCAGGGATGCTTGAACACTTTTCATGACCTCATACTGATGGGCTATGCATGCTCCTGCATATGATGACCTGGCTGTGTTCACGAAACTGTCTAACAATGAGTTTGTCGATCTGCCAAAATTTTCCAGATCATTTGAAGAAAGAGCACTGATTGTGAGAATCTTTTTCCAAACATTGTCGACATCTTCACTCGTGCTGACACTCTTGAAGTAATTCGAGTCGGATTCATACTTCGAGATGGCATCTTGCAGCCAATCCACTGTGGATCTGTCATCTGGTTTCACTTCCCTTCCCAAGTAGGATTTGTCAACCCTCTCTGTGTCTTTGCAGATTACCCTTCTGAGTTTGTCATCCATGTGGGGTTTGGCAAAGCGAATGGTAAACACATGCCCTTTCTTGTGCTTGACAGCAACTTTGTAGGAGCATGGTTGTGTCAGGACTCCGTTTTTGTCAGAAGAAGGGAATGTGTCTCTGACTTGAATTTTGTCACTCTCATCTACTACGACGACCCCATCGGTGAGTAAAGCGGCATGCAGTCCTTTGACTAACCAGTTGGCAGATAGAGCTGCAAGGTTGGAAGCCAAATCCCTGCTGTGTCTGGGTTTACTTGCTTCGAGGTGCACCAAAGGCTTGAGCTTTGCAGAATTGCCTAGCAAAGTCTTAAGCCCATCAAAATATGGATAGTAATCCTCATCCACCGCTCTGCATTCTTGCAAAAAATCAACTGATTTGAGGTCATCTTGAGTTCGAATGAGGGATGTTGATGCATTGAGTATGCTGTCAGGGATTTCCGTGTCTTTGTAGTCGCCTGGAGCGCAGCTGTTGTCCAATTCAGCTATTTTGATCGTCACAGACTTGTAGACATCTTTGCATTTGTTGATGTAAGCATTTCTGTCTCTAGCATCCATCCTGCTGAGCAAGTCTTTGAACTTCATGGAAATGGTGCCAGGTTCTATGGATGAGAAGCATGGTTCGATGTTCACTTTGATAGTACCAGGGGTAAATCTGTGAACAAATGCTCGGCTGTCTCTGTTTTGGCTCAGCTCGAGATTTTGGTCAAGAATCGCCAATTTCTTTTGCAGTACTGTTCTGTTACCAGAGGCAGTGGCATCAATGAAAATGAGGTGGTTGTCCAAATTGTCGATCAGAACCAAATCACAGTCAACTGCTATGTCCTTGCAGCTATTTTCAATGGACACCAAGCTGTAGTCATGGGAGTCTCCGAATGCAGGTTGCTGTTCCACAATGTCAAGCAAAGCTTGAAGATGAGACAATTTGGGACTGAGAGACTCATCAGGAGTCAGTCTGAGTCTGGCTGCAAGATCGCAAGGCACAATGTCAAGGAGTTTCCTATAAGCTTGGGCATCAATTACATTCAGGGACCACACAAAAGCCATCGCTTCAGTTATCCTGTTGAGATAGAAAAAAGTTGCCCCATCGTCTCGACTAGCCATTGTCTCTTTTCTTGTGTTAGTGGTTAGTAAATTCTGTGATTTTTCTGTTGTGATTATCTAATATGCCGG